CAACGCTTGCTCCAGTATCTCTTGGTCGATGGGGTACTCGTCATACGAGCAACTCATGTTGGATGGGTCTAAGCCATGCTCCTCGGAATAGTCACCCTTGGTGGTGTGATAATTCCGAGCTGGTATGAGTCGCTTGTGTTCGTTTTTCTTAGTCATGAGATTATCTTACGTTATTTTTTTACCTTTCATTTTATTTGTTTATAATTAAATCTTTATATGGTTTCCATTTTACTTGCCATGCTAAAAAATCTTTATTAATTTTCTCTTGATGTGCTTTTACACAAGCATGATCAGAAATACTGTTGTAATCATCAACAAACTTATTTTCTTGTTTTTTGTATTCTTCATTAATTAGTTTTAACGATTCAACCACTAGCATTTCTTTTTTAACTTCTTTTGCAATTTTAAATATATCTTTCATACCTTTTCTCCTTGTTCCTAGAAAATAAAACAGAGGTTATGCAACCTCTGCTTTTTTCTCCTGTAATACGATTAAACAATCCATGGCTTTTTGGGCTAGGCTAAATGCTTTGGTCATAGCTTTCTCGGATTCTTCGATGTGTTGAATCCAAGAATTAAGATACTTAGCATGATCTGCTCTTGGGGTTTTGCTGATTCCAAGGTATGCACACATGAAAGCAGAACCTATTTCAGCCACCAGTTCTTCGGTTGCATAATCCAGTTTCTCGGCAACTCGGTTGGTACGCTTTTCAGTCATGGTCCAATGAGTTAGCTCATGCAACTTAGTAGAAAAATAATCCACGTCAGTAAAGAAATCTTTTTTATCTGGCATGGTAATGAAATCTAAGAATCTGTCGTAGTAAGCACCGTCTTGGCTACCGTGAACAAAATGTGCTTGAGTGTTAGAAATAAAGTCGCTGATGACAGCTACATCTTTTTCATTTAACTCAGTTTTGTGCAATGCAATTTTTTCAAACTTGTAGTCTTCTATCTGGACACCGTTGAACACGAACGCAAATCTTTGTAAAAGATAAGTAGGTAGTTTTTTGGTGGCGTGATATTTTGCTTTCTCAGCTTCAGTCAACCAAGAAACTTTTTTCTCTCTAAGTTCCCAGTAATAAACCTGACTTCCTTTTGAGCCTTTTTTTATTTTATAGCCCATGTCACTCCACTGTTTGAAAGTTGCCCACTGGTTGCACTTCCATCCATTCTTAATAACCATGAAGTTTAGGTTGAAAACATTTCCACCCTTGTAGTGCTTCTTGGTTTTAATATTCATTGGCAATCCGACTTCAACCCAACTCTTGGTCCAGTTGTCGCCTTCTGTTTTCATTAACTCAATGATGTTGGCTTGCATCTCCTTCATCATATTTGGTTTTGCGTTTTTCATATATTCTCCTTTTATTATTAAAGTAAGCATTGCTTACAGTGTTAATATATGGGAAGTAAGTGTTGATGTCAACACCTAATATGAAAATTTAATGAATAATTTTTTCGCTGTTTGTTAAGTCGTCATCGCTCGCAAAATATGCTTCAGTCAAAGCAGCCAGTTGGAGTTGGTGGAAAGCCACGATTTGAGAAAGGTTTTTGTTCATCTGGATAAGTAAGTCGTTGTTTTGTTGCAACTCGTCAATCACCTGTTCCAGATCAATCTTTTTTTTAGCATCAATGTTCATTTGCCCTGACCTCTGTAAATTTTCTTGGTTCTTCTTTTGTTGGTTCCTGATCCATTGCTCAAACGTGAGTCACCGATGGATGTTTTCTTTTTAGTGCTGTTGATTTTTTCTTTAGCCCAAGTTTTTGCCATGGCTCTTCCTCTGGTTGCGATCTTGAAAATAGACCCTTGTGTAATATCTGCGGATGATTGCCAAAATTGAAAGGATGATCAACTGCGATAAAGAAAGTATAAACGAGTTGGTGGTAAAAACCAGTACGATTGAGAGGGTAAGCCAAGAAAGTGGAAAGTTAACCAAGGCTCCGAGAAAGGTATCAACCCCTGCCTCTTTAAGTGCGTTGCGATCTATCTTCATATTATCTCCTTTTGAGCATTATACATGGATATGTTCAGTTGAACACTTACTTTGAAAAAATTATACATAATATGTCTAACACAGTTGCAATAGCCCAGCTGTGGAGTCGCTGAAAATTTGGGGTGTCGGGTCGAATTTTTCTGATTTTTTGAAGGTTTGAATCCAAATCCAATAGAGTCCCGTCTTATAGGGCTTCTGAGGGCTTCAGACAGGCTGTTTTATATCTAATGTTAGCACTGTGGACAGACCGCATGAGAGAAAGCCTGAGCAGAGTGTGGAATTTCCCTGAAAAAAAATGCGTAAGTCACTGATTTCCCGTCAAATCTTGATTTTTTCCCGATTTTTAGCTCTGTGGGGAGAAAAAGACTCCCCACTTGGTTTATCTCGTGATAAATAGGATTGAGGTCAATCTAAAGTGTCATACAAAGTGTCATACTGTGTCATACATCCTTGAACTCTGCATCAACAATATCACCACCGAATATCTGCTTTAACCTGTCTTCTATATCTTTATGCGACATGTTATCCAAGGTAGCTGTAATGTTTAAGTTCTCTGTCTTCTTAACCTTTAGCCCAGCCAATTCATTCAGCTCTCGGATAGCAGAGACCGATGCATTGAACTGTCCTTTGTTGTAAGCTTCTTCGCTGATCTGCCACAACATCTTCGCAGTCTTCTCAGGTGTTATCGCAAACTTATGAGCCAGCTCTGCCTTCTGCAACATGATTGCTTTAGTCACATTAGGATTCTTTCTGGCGTTCATTAGTCTAGTAGCTGCATGGGCAGGGAATTCAAAGCCTGCTCTTCTAGCCGCTTCGGTCTGTGTGCAACTGTCGTTCACATAGTGCCAGACGAACTGGTTCTGCATCTCTGTTAGCTGTAGCTCTTCGTTCTCTTCAAATGCAGTGGGTCTTTCAACCAATGGTTTCATTGGAGCTTTCTTCGGTCTGCCTTTGTGTTTGTTAGGTGTCTTCTTTTCTTCTGTCATATCAATTACCAAATGCTATCTGGCTGATGATGTTCTCAATAGACTTGAGCTTCTTCTTATCATCTCGGCTCAGTTTGCTGTGCTTCTCTCTTTCCACATAGACTCTGCCGTGATCAGCCAAGGCTTGAATCATCAGCTCTCGTTCTTTCTCAGTTACTATCAGTTTCATTATATCTCCAATTAATCCATTAAAGGGTAGAGGGTATGGGGCAGGGCTTCCCTAATAGTGCATATACCTATACGACATCCATACCTATAAGCTACTACCCCTACTAGTATATATATATAAATATTATTACTTAATGTATACACTATACCCTACCCAAGCCTTAATCCCTTTATTCTAAAGGATTTGAGGTCAGTGTATAGGTAAGGGTACCCACCTCTCTTGCAGTACCCTACACCCTCACCACCAACCCCAAAGTTGTTATTATTACTAAATGTTTCTCTGTTTTGCATACCCTACCCTACCCTGTCTCTATTCAACCACCTCATCCGATGGCAAGTAGACTTCCACGAAAGCCTCACACTTGGGACAAGATAGGTTGGTTATCATGAGGTTAACCCAGTCATCGTCGTTAATGATCTCGTCTCCACCCCATATCAGTTGTTCTTTACAGTGCCAGCAATTCATATCTATAACTCCGTGTGCATGTTGATATGCAGTTTCATGAAACTCTCAGCATCTATCACCACCAAGGGCTTGCTTCTGTTTCGTTTAATCACCAGTAATGGCTCGTATCCTTTACAGTTCGTTTGGGCTTGTTCGTATGACTTCCAGACATTCACTGCTTCTTGGTTCTTGCATTCAATGCTGTAGGGGAATGCGTCTCTTGATTGCTTGCCGAGTATGACATCTTCACCTTGGCTACCCATCGGTCTGCTCTCTAGGTCTTCTGCATCTAACTTCAGTATGTCGATGAGCTTAGTCACCACCCACTGCTGGAGCTTTCTGCCTTTTGCTTTTGCACTGGAGGTCTTCATGATGTTTTCTCCACCTTTGGGTAATCCATAACTTTGTATTTTAAATCATTCATTAACTTTTTCTTATCTCTTTTGTTTGCAAGGATGTAGACATACCTATGCTTTGCACTCCTGTAGACTCTTTTACTTCTATCACCCAGATGGTGCCTTGAATGCTTGCCTTCTTTTCCAGCCATGTCTGTTCTTGGTTTAGATGTTCCCGTAAACATAAAGTTTGTAGCTTGATACACCACGCCCAAGTGGTCTTGTGCTTTGTCTGCATAGCTCACAATAATTTTAGGTCTTGGTAACAGCTTAAACGATGCTCCTATAAGCATAGATGCTTGGTTTTTTTTGTTGTGCTTAAGAACCAATCTGTTGAGTTCTAGCACCAAAGCTTTGTTTTCATCTCCAGCTATACCTCTGCACAAAGGCGGAGAGGCAGGAGAGCCATAACTGATAATGCCCACCAGCTTATCATTGTCGAACAAGCCATAGGCATAACTAATTGAAGGCATTCGTTTAGCGTAATGTATGTCCAAGATAAACGGCTTGGTATCTGCGTAAGATATTTTCTCCACCCAGTATTCCCCTGTCTTCATTTAATGTTCAGCTCCTCTTTGCCGTTGCGTTTGTTGAACTCCTTGACCAACCACTTGAGGTTCTTGCGGACATAGCCTGCATAATCTTTGGTCTTGGCATAGGGTCCTTTTGTTTCATCACAGTAGTCAAGCCACATCCTTGATGTGAATGACTTGAACTCTGTTGTAAATATATCTGTGAATGCTTCATACTGCATGACTGCCTCCTATAAAAATGTCTGCTCGATCATCGTTAGAATGCTAAGGACTCGCCCTCTGATTCCATCGGCAGATCAACAAGCGATACATCATAGACTTTCTTGCCATTCGTTTTACGAGGCTCGATACCGTACTCCGTTAAAACCCGTGATGCATCTTTAAAGTCTATGTTCCTTGGATTCCTTATTCCTAATGCTCTAAGCATAGCAGTTAATTGCCAAGCCTTCTTCTCTGTCTCCAGTGCCTCGAAGTCTACATGTTGCATGAGCAAGTCTTCGACTGCACCCTGTGTCCTGAAACCTTCATTGGATTCTTGCAGTAGGTCTCTCTCTTCTCTTGTCAGGTACCAGTTCTTTTCTCCTTCTTTATATAAGGTGTCTTTAACTTCTGCCCAGACCTGTTGCATGTCTAACCCGTGGTGTGGATTGATGTCTGTTACTTTAATACACCAGAAGCGTCTGTTGCCTGAGCCATCCATGAGGAACTCTGGTTCATTCACCGAGGCAAAGAAGGCTGTGCGTCTCTGGTAATTGGTAAAGGTTCTATCATAGGGTAGCCTCATCTCATCAGACTTGGATGTAATGAAAGCTTTCAGTTGATTGATGTCTGCCTTCTTAAAGGTAGACTCTAACTCTCCGAGTTCCACGATCCAATGACTCACAGCTTTCTTTACGCTGTCTTTATCTTTAGGGTCAAGCGTTGCTCCTTCGAGTAACCAACCTTTATTAAAGTCAGCCAGTCTCTTAAACCACAACGTCTTACCGAGTCCCTGCTTGCCTTGGAATACCAACAACCCTTCCAGTGATACGCCATCTACCTCGTAAGCAGCTGCCACACAAGACAGTAACCACTTTCTCATGAGCATGTTCTTTAGGACTGTGTCCTCACTTGAAACGGTATCGCAGAAATCCGCAATACGACTAACACCATCCCAAGGCTTACTGTTAATCCAACGGGCAACTGGATTAACTTCTTGGGCGATGATCTTCATCGCATCACGGACTCTTTGATGGGGGATAAAATTCTTGATACACAGATTCTCTAACTCAACCAAGTGAGCCTCGTCTTTTAAATCTGCAATGGGTTTGAAGTTGGGGATGTCGATCTCGATTCGTTTCTTGATCACATCGTAATAACAATCAATGCCGTAAGACTTCATGATCGCATGATAGTTGTCAGTGGTTGCCATGATCCTACCTTGAGTTGTTTTCTCAAACTCTACCAAGTCAGGGACATCCACTTTCTTCGTAATCAATTCGCCAGTGACAGCTTTTTGGTCGTTGAAGTCCATGCCTTCTTCTGTGGGCATCACGACTTCTGCGTTGGACTTTTGAGCAGCTTCTATAGCCTTTTTCTCTCCGATGCCATTTGCATCATTGTCGGCATAGATAATGAACTCTTTGTCTTGCATTGATTCCATGAACTTTGTATTAATAGACAAGAGGTTGCCTGCATTGAAGCAGACAGCCATTGGAGTCTGTGTGTCTTCAAAGATCGTGGCACAGGTTGCATAGCCTTCACCGAACCCCATCTTCTTTGACTCTTTAATAAGATGCGTGCCTATTAAGAAGAAGCAACCTCCTGTCTTGCCACCAGACAAAAATCTTTTTGAGCCGTCTGGAAAGATTGTTTGCAAAGACCACATCTTGCCAGTCTCATCAATAATCGGAATGAGCAGTCTGTCTTTGTGTACTCTTAAATGGTGTGACTTAACTCCTTTGCTTGTTAAGTATGGATGTGAGTCACAAGGAACAGCGGCATCCCAAATCATTCTGGCTTTCTTTGCGACCTTTAAATGTTTTTGTTCTTGGTCTTGCTTTGCTTGTTCTCTGAATTTTTCAAGAGCCTCGTAGTTAACCTCGGAAGATTTCCGTCCAGATAATTTGAAGTTGTGTGTCTGTCCAGTTCGATAATCAGAGGCAAATCCAATTGGTGTGCCAAAGTTATCGTAGTAAGCATAATAACCAGACATGGCTCTTTTACCATTAACATTAGTGTAAGCTCTTTGTGGTTTTTCTGGGTTAGGTTCAAGGTTCCCCTCCTTTGGCTCGAAGCCATGTGATTTGAGGAACTCTGTAAACTTCCC